CCTCAAGCCGCAGGACAAACTGTACAAGGTCTCCGATCGTGACGGGCTGTATGTAGCTGTTCTTACGTCAGGCACGGTCTCGTTTCGCTACGACTACCGTATCAACGGTCGCCGCGAAACGCTGGTAATCGGGCAGTATGGGCGTGACGGTATCAGCCTGGCAGAAGCGCGAGAAGAACTGATTGCTGCAAAGAAGCTGCTTAAAGCAGGCCAGTCACCGGCTGCGGCTAAACGTGACGGTATCAAAAAGATTCGTGGTGCCGAGACGTTTGCGGTACATACCGACAGTTATATGAAACACGTCATCCTGGCTGACAGTACCCGCGCAATGAAGCAGGCGGTGATCGACCGTGACATACTTCCGGTTCTTGGCAACAAAATGATGACTGAAATTACCACATCGATGGTTCGTGATTTGTGTGACCGGATTGTCGAACGCGGTGGCCGTGCAACAGCAGTACAGGCCAGGGAGATCATCAGCAGCGTATACCGTCACGCCAATGACCGTGGTCATGGTTTGTTTAATCCTGCGGCTGACATTAAACCTTCGTCTATCGCCATATTTAAACCACGAGAGCGAACACTGACACCAGAAGAAATTGGCCTGTTCTTCCGCACGCTGGATGCCATTGGTGCTATGGGTACTATGAAAATGGCTTTAAAGTTGGTGCTTATCACTATGGTTCGTAAAGGCGAATTCACCAATGCAACGTGGGATGAAATAGATTTTAAAAAATGGACATGGACAATTCCTCCAGACCGCATGAAGGGAAGCCGGGCGCACGTTATTTACCTGCCTAAACAGGCACAGGATATATTGGTCGGGTTGCAGATGTGCGCTGGTGGAAGTGAATATCTGGTTCCTGGTCGTTACAATTTCCGGAAGCCATTATCTAATGCCGCGCTGAACTCTCTGATCGACAGAACGGTGAAAATAATAAATGAAGATGGTGAGCATATTCAGGATTTTACCGTACACGATATGCGCCGTACAGCCAGTACGTTGTTGCATGAGGCTGGTTATCCTTCAGACTGGATTGAAAAGGCTCTGGCACATGAGCAGAAAGGTGTGCGCGCCGTATATAACAAAGCGGAATACGCCAGACAGCGCGCCTACATGTTGCAGCAGTGGGCCGATATGATTGATTCTTGGATTGACGGGGAGCATACGGATCTGATTCCGTTCTCCCCGTCGAAGTTTGAGAAGTGGATGGAAGACAGTAATAAATAATTCTATCCTTCCTGGACTTTGGTAAGCGTCAGATTTCCGCAGAACACTGCGCCGGTGTCGATGTACATTTGGTTTGCATACACCAGTGGGTGATGTGCTGGCGTATGACCGAAGATGAACAAATCGGCACCGGTTATCTCCGAGACAATACCGTCCTGCGCGTCGCTAACCCGCTCACGATTCCATATCACCATTTCTTCCGGTACTGGCTTATCGAATGCGTATTCGTTGTGCGGGTAGTCTGCGTGGCAGATGACGACCTTCTTATTGCCGGTAACCAGTTCGATAATCATCGGGAGGTTGGTAACCTTTGGCAGAAGGTATTTGAGTTGCACATCCTGCTCAGAATCAAGTTGGTGCCACCATCCACCGCCGTTTGACATCCAATGTCCGAAACTTCCGCCGTTGACCAGTGCATCCAGCATCATCTGCTCATGGTTGCCACGAACAGCTCGGAACCAAGGCATAGTAATCAAATCCAGGCATTCGACGTTTTCAGCGCCGCGGTCAACAAGGTCACCAACGGAAATAAGCAAATCGCGCGCCGGGTCGAATGAAACTTTGTCGAGTTCGTTCATCAGCAGCGTGTAGCACCCATGCAGATCGCCGACGACGAAGATATTGCACCAGTCAGCGCCATTGATGCGTTGATATAGGTTCATGCTGCACGCTCCCGCCCCTGGTTGTCTGTTGGTGACAGCGGAGCATTGCTGAATGCATTTGTTAATCTGGCAATATCCAACGCGTATCCAGGAGTTAGTTGCACTGCCGGGTCTTCGCACTGATTACCCCAAACATCGAAGCCATGAGACGACTGGCGGGCGAACAGTTCAATGCGAGAAACATCGCCTAACAATTGCACAAGTTTTTCACGAACGACATCTGGTTTTCTTGAATGCTCAAGCCGCGGTGCGGTAAATGACTGAACGATCCCTGCATTAATGCGCGGATGTAGTTTTCCCTTTACTGCAAACAGGCAATCTTCACTATTGGCGCGAGTCATGTGTCCCATACCCATAACCAGTTTATCTGGTTGTCGACTACCACATTTTATCCACGTGAAGCCCTTCATGGTCATCAGACGGAATCCCCAGGCTTCAACAACTTTTAGCGCTTCGAGTGGTTGTGTTGGCACCCACCACATGGCCAACAGACAGTTTTCATCGGCCAAATCCCACACAGGAAGGCGGCAGATATCCAGCACACTCATAACCGGATATTTAAAACCGGCACCGCGATTACCATCTGCGGCTTTGTCCCGGTATACCCAGGGTGGATCTGCATAGATTAGTGTGTATTTCTTAGTCATAAACCACCCCACAACATCCTATGCCGCTATAGTCGCCACGGCGAAGGCCGTTACCTTTTGTGATACATTGGTCCCTGCGAACCGCGATCCTTGCACGCTCAACATCACCAGAAGCAACATCCATACACTGAAGCCAAAGGTGGGCGGCAATGCGGAACTGCCCTTTTTTCTCTCTTTCAATCGCGCGTTTTTCGATCTCTATCGCCGCAGGAGTAACGGCAACAACCTTTGAAGGGCTGCGCATTGAAACCTTGTTCATGTGATATTTTTCAAGTCGGCTTAACTTTCTCACTTAATCCAACCCTCTCTGAAAATTAATGCCAGCAGATAAAGCCATGCTGAAACAGAGGCCAGGAATAAGTACCATCCTGACCATTTGCTCCAGTGCCTTAGCAGCGCACTCATGCAGCGTTGCTCACAGGACGATATACACGTTGCTGAACAGGAGGCTTTTTACCCTGGAACTCTGCCGGGCTTGCTGCCTGACGTTCATCAAGCCAACGCTCAACTTCGTCACGGTTCCATGCGCAGCGTTTGTCAGTGATATACCAGCGTTTAGGAAATTCCCCTGCGCGCTCCATACGGTCGATAGTGCTCCATGACAGTGGCACCACCGCCAGGAGTTCCTTCTTACCTAATGCACCTTTCATAAATACCTCTCTTGGTTGCAGTGCGGCGCGCGTGGCGCCGCGGTGGTGGTTACATAGATGTTTCGTTTAATTCTTCCCGACGAACGCTGTAAACGTCGGTGGCTTTTGCCAGCAGTTCGTCATCATCTGAAAGTTTTTGTGCAATGTATTTGTAAGCCTTATCTAGTTCGGAGACAGTGCTGTAATTCATCGCTGCGCTGGTAAAGGCCATCAGCATTTCTTCTGGATCACGGCTATCCGCTTTACGCGTTTGCTCATCAGGCTTTTTCACTGGTTTAGCGTTGATCAGACTGTTCATTCCCGCAGCAGTGGTCGTTTGCGGAGTAATGTCTCGCTCAACGCGCGGTGCCGTTTCCTGTAATTCGTCTGGTGTGTAGACGCCCATGATTACGTCAGGACAGTGCAAGCGAGACCAGCGTTTTGTCGCAAGGTATGCGAGTTGTTGTTTCGGATCACTGGCCCAAAGTGTGGAGTTTCTTACCTGTGCTTGAGACAGCATTAACTCAAGCACTCGAGGTTGATCCTCGCCCTTCATGGTTGCCCATACGCGAACACCGCAGCCTTCTTCGTCTTTTAGAGTCCAGCCTGGTGCGATATATGGATGGCCGTTTTTGGATGTTTTCTCAACAAACTTACCGATCACGCGTTCCCACGGCCCGAACCACTCGTAGTTGATGCGATCTTTTGTTGGCGACATCGTTGAGATAACTGCGTTTACTAATTGGGCTTCATAACCTAGCGTGCCGTTCACAACATGGGTTTTCTGAGCAACGGCAAACGGGTTCATTCCCCACTGCGCAGCCTGCATTGCCACGGCCATGCAATCAGCTGGTTTCCCGGAGAGGTGCGCCGGTACCGTTACGCGGCTTTTCGCCATTACCTCGGCGAATTTCATCAGTTGGTTCAAGCCGTCTGGGCTGAAAATAGTTGCAGCAGTTCCAGCGATTGCTGTGTCTACTGGTGCGTTGATGTTTGCGATGTCGTTGCTCATATGTACATATCCTGTTTGCGTGCCCACTCAGGGCGTTTAATGATTTCCACACCGCCCCATTCATCATTGATGCGGCATTCGTGATAGGTATTCAGATCCCGGCGGAACAGAGCGTGCCCGGCATCGACATCCTGCGCATCCAGCTCGAACACGCGTACCGGATACCGACCACAATCAATGCTTTCGCTCACGGCAAGAAAGAAAAAACCATGCGGCTGACCAGTAACCCTCATTGCGCCTTCGCGGTACATTGCGTCCTGCACGTGGTAGCGGAATTCCTCAATGTGGCGTGCAAAACGGTCCATATCTGCAACCTTTTTCACGTCGACGATCACGTTGTGCTCGTTCAGCCATTTGTCTGGACGAATGCGGCACAACTCACCAGTCTCTTCATCGTTCCAGTACATTGATGCTTCGCAGTAACCAGGTGCTTCCAGCATCCAGCGTGCCGCCGGGTGAGCCATTGCGCTATCACGCATCAGCTCCAGTTTCCGCCACTGCTCGGCATCAAGTACCGCAATCCCCATATCCGCTACATCACGAAGAAATGCTTCTTCGTCAGCTTTACCTTGTTTCGTCCGACGATCGAACTTTGGTGAAACAATGAAGCGTTTGTCGAATTCTCCAGGTTCAAGAAGCAGACAGTGCAATGCAGTTCCCATATCTAGTGCAGACTTTTTCTCTTCGTCTTCTGGTGCTGCCTGAACCCATTTAAGAAGCGCCGGATTCTTGGCAACCATGTCCAGTTGCGACTTACTCACGCCGTCACCGGCGTGGTAGTCCTCATTGCTGATGTCGAAATAGATGCCAGTATTCATAACTTAACCTTGTATTCGTTCTGCTTGTTGGAACGGGTTCCATCGTGGAAATATATTGCGCTCCTGGTTACCTCTACCCATTTGCGACGTTCAAGCTCAGCGATGAACCAAGAAACCTTCGATCTTGAGATACCAAGAATCTTTGCCATATCTCGGATGCTGTGTTTTCCACCTCGCAGCAATGAGAGGAGTGTTGGTTTCATGCCGCGTCCCTCTGTCCATCAAGCTGATCCGCCAGATCCCAGCGGGCGATAATTGCCATTGCCTCTCGCCGATAGGCATCCATCAGTTCTTCGAACTCAGGGCTGTCTTTAGCAGCCTCCAGTACTTCCTGGCGAACGCCTTTGCCTGTTACAACGTCGAAAGTTGAGGACAGTTGATGAAGTCGGATGCTCTCAATCAGTTCAACTTGTCGGTCATATAGCTGTTCTGACAGGCGGTAGTCCTTGTCGAATGCCAGCATGATTTTTTGAAGATTTTTCTGCTGATTAACGTTCATTATCAGCCCTCCCATATCTCGTTATCGTTGGCCACATCGCGAGCTTCTTTGCTGACGAAAGCCCACTTAATGCCTTCCTGTAAGGTGCGGAACTTCCAGCTCATGAATCCGCATGCAGTAACGCAGTACCAACCGTTGATGATTTTCCACTGCATAACTTGTTACCTCGGTCTGTTACCGTTGAGGTAATAATTATGCGTATCTGGTTTGATGTCAATAGATATGAGTTAAAAAAATTACCCAACAGGTAATCTAACAGGCAATAAAAAAGCCGCCATGAGGCGGCTTACTTGCTGAAAACTATAGTTTTATTGTTTGTTTTTTTCGTTCTGGTTGATGACAAATTCAATGTAACTTTCGATCTTTGCTTTCTCGGTTTCGGGTAACAATGCGTAGCGCGAGCGGTCATAGTTGATAGTCGCAGGGTCGTGCGGGTGAATCAGTAATTCATAGCCATGACGCCCGAATGCGGATGCAACATTCTCCAGGGTGGAAATGGAAACGCTGACCTCATTGTTTAACAGGCGGCTGATTGTCACCTGGGCGACGCCGGATGCGCGGTGTAGTTTTCCCTGCGTTGAAAGGTCGCGGCTTTCGCTCATCCAGCGTTCCAGGTTGTGAGCAGCCAGCTGACCTATATCACTCGGGCCGACAGGCTGAAAACCTTCCTGAGAAAGCGAGCGATCGATATCAAGCCAGTTACGGGGTTTATTGGCGGCAGCTTCAATTTTTCGCGCAACCTGGTCGCCGATAACCTTCTTGCCAAGAGCCCAGCGGTTTACCAGATTTGCCTGAGTTCCAAGTTTTTCTGCCATCCGCGTCTGAACACCATTGAATTCACGGTCGATCAAGTCGTTGAGATTTTGCCTGCGGACGTCCTGGATACTTTTCATTTTCTGGAAAATCGCCTCATATATGAATCAGTAGATGATTCAATTTAAAGCAATATTACCCAACAGGTAAATGCACCTCATAGGTAACTATCCTTGATTTTTGTTACCTTATGGGTGAATATTTATTATCTGAAATAAATATCAGGCAATAGCTATGAGCGATAACGGACATTTCGATTTCAAAAAGCACTGGCTTGCACTTACTCCGGACGAGCGTGAAGCCTTCGCACAGGAAGCCGGAACGACGAGTCACTATATCCAGACTCACTTAACAGGTAAGCGCAAAATGCCAGGTAAGGTATTGATGAATGGGCTTTTTAAAGCCTGTAAAACAAGACAATGGCTGCGCTCAAAAGCAGAACTGGCATACTTCTTCTACTCATGATATCCAGCCACAACCCTCTGTAGGCCGCCATCCGGCGGTCTTTTCATATCTATTCGTACCTCAAAGGTAATAAATAACCAAATCTGGTTGATCTTTTTTTTGTGTCAGCACAAAATGACCGTAATCCCAATACTAATAACAGGGCTTACCATGGAAATCATTACACGTATTGATGCCGCAAAGCGCGGACTTAAACGCTACTACACCGGAAAACCATGTAAGCACGGACATGACAGTGAACGCTGGGTTTACAACGGACACTGTGTTGAGTGCACCATGGAATCAAACCGTCGTATCAGGGCAGAGATTAAGCAGATCATGATTAATTCCTCCCCACAACATTCAAGCTGATAGCGGAGATTAATCATGAGCAGACATGCAACAGATTGGGCCTGGGAGACAGATCCAGGTAGCTCGTCATTAAAGCTCATACTGCTCTCGATGGCTGACAGAGCCGATGAATATAACCTCTGCTACCCCAGCATAGAACGCCTCGTTAAAGACACTTGCCTGAATAAAAAAACCGTGCAGGCCGGGCTTATATCGCTCATGAAAATGGGGCTTATTTCAGATACCGGAGAGAGAAAGGGAGCGACAAAAAGGGTGCGGGTTTTCTCTCTTAATATAACCAAAAACGGGAACATTAAAGGCAACCGGGAGAGGGGCAATGAACCCGAAAACGGTAATGTTACCGAAAACGGTAATATACCCAAAAACGGGATGTTGAATGATCCCAAAAACGGGATGTTGAATGATCCCAAAAACGGGATCCAGAACCAGTCATATAACCAGTCATTTAACCAAGAGAGGGAGAGCAGGACAAAAAGCGGGGATTCTGTGCCTCATGACCCCGGCGCAAACAACGCCGTGATGAATAACTTTGCTCCTCCTGGTGGGCCAGGGCAATTAGGCAAATTTGTCATGCATGAACAATGGCAGCCATCAGATGACTTTCTTCGGAAAAGCTCATTGCAGGGGATCTACCTGGACAGTCTGCCAACGGCACAGGAACTTGCAGAGTTCAGAATTTACTGGATGGCTGAGGGTAAGGCATACCATCAGGCACAGTGGGAGCAGAAGCTGGCAAGGCGGCTGCAGATTAGCAGACAGAAGCAATCAACATTACCTGATAACAACGTTCCGCACTGGAACAGCCCTGAAGCGTGGGAGGATTTCTTGTGAACAACGTTTTTACCGCGATACAAAACCGTGACGGAGAAGCCCTTTCTCGCATGTCAGGTTATGAGCATCAGTACGTCAACAATGACAATGTGGTGAACATGTCAGCAGAGAGGCTTGTTGATGCCCTTTTCAAACAGCTGAAACAACTGTTTCCGGCGGCAGTGGTAACCAACCTGAAGATGCCAGAGCAGGAAGTCGCTGCAAAACAGCAGTGGATTGCTGCGTTTGCCGAAGGTGGGATCCGAACCCGTGAACAGGTTTCTGCTGGTATGCGCCACGCCCGCGCCAGTGAATCTCCGTTCTGGCCGTCGCCAGGGCAATTTATCAAGTGGTGTAAAGACAGCAAGATGGTTCTTGGCGTCACCATTGACGATGTGATGACGGAGTTTCACCGGTACAGCAAGGAAAAAAGTTTATATCCTGGTGGTCCCGAAAGATTCCCGTGGCGGCATCCGGTTATGTACTGGGTCGTATGTGATACCCGCCGTGCAATGTATCAGCGCCAGCTTAGCGAGATTGAGGTTGAGAAACACGCGCGCAGGCTGCTCGATGATTGGGCGAAAAAGGTGGCTTCCGGACAGCAGATACCCGATCCGGTGATCAGCATACAGGCAAAGCCAGAACCCATGAGTACGCCTCCGGACACAGGGAGAGACGTTTACCATCCACCAGGGCGAAGTTTCGGGTGTATGCCTAACGCCGCCACCCTGGGGGGAATAACACCGGCGCAGTGGCTGATGGAGGAATACAGGCGGGGAAAGGCGTCAGGATTTATCAAGTAATACCAGCGCGATAGCGCATTTTTTTACGTCTCGATAATTACCTGTTGGGTAATAAAATATTCTAAAATCTATTGATTTCATGTCTTATGTGGTTTTTAATTACCTCAGGGGTAAATCATGAGAAAACAGATACAGGCTCTTGGTCGACTCAAAACAGGACAGATGAACAAAACAGAATCTGCGTATTGCCAGCACCTTGAGCAGCGTAAACGTGCAGGGGAAATCGCCTGGTATCGATTCGAGGGTATCAAGCTGCGGTTAGCTGATAACACGTTCTATACGCCCGATTTTGCTGTGATGCTCGCCACCGGCGAGATGGAACTGCACGAAGTGAAAGGTTTCTGGACCGACGACGCCAGGGTGAAAACCAAAGTCGCCGCAGATCAGTATCCGTTCCGAATCATCGGGGTAACGGTTAAGCCAAAGAAAGCAGGTGGTGGCTGGAACATCGAAGAGTTCTGAATCGACGATCTTTTTAGTTATCAATGTAATCAATAAGTTATGTGGATAAGCGAGGGTAAAGATGGACGGTAATATCAAAGGGTTAGTTTCCGCCGGGCATGAGATGGCTTCGGAACTGAAAGCTGAATGTGGTGCCGTTGATATGCGCAGCGTGGCAAAGCTGATCAGCGATTTGGCAACGCAACTGGAAGTGCAACTGGCGCGTGCTAATGCGCTGGCCGAAGACCAGCAGAGAGCGATTGAGTCAATTAAGCAGGCTGATGCGGCTGTTAAGTTGGCACACGAGAAGTTTTCAGCGCTGGCGGCGGAGAATGCTGGGCTGAAGTCTGGCGCTATGGACGAAATCAAGGTTATCAACCGTGGAGGGCAGGCATATTGCGTAAAAGATGGAGTGCAAGTTAATCCCATGTATGCAAGAGGGTGGAATGACTATCGCGCAAAGTTTCTGCAATCAGACACCCCAGCCACCGATGCTTTCCTGGCTGAAGTGCGTGCGCAGGGGGTAGAGATGTACGCAGATAACCTCGACAACGCAGCAGACGACGCAGAACGAGGTGGTTTTGATTATGCCGTTAAGTTTCTACGCAGTGAAGCGTCTGGTGTACGTTTGTTCGCCGACCAGCTTCGCAAAGGAGGCAACCAGTGAGCGAAATTAATTACCAGGCACTGCGTGAGGCGGCGGAGAAAGCCGGTGAAGATAAGTGGCAGGCTAAAAAAATAAATGGTGATTTTTTCGTTATTCGTCACGGTAGTAATACAAGACAGCATGGCTACACATCGTATCAACCCATTGCGGAGATTGATTGTAAGCCAGTCCGGGATTTTGTTGCCAAGGCTAATCCGGCTACCGTGCTGGAATTACTGGATGAACTGGAAGCAGCAAAAAAGCGCATTGCAGAACTGGAAGCGCGGGAAATACTGCTCCCGGAACGTAGCAGCATGCTTCATCGAACAGATTTTCACGATGATTACCAAACGGTAATGGCATACAAAGTTTCTGAAGTCATCGATGCAATCCGCGCTACTGGCATTCGCATCAAAGGAGAGTGAGATGATTCACTACCACGGTGGGCCTATTACTCCTGATACGTGCGCAATGAGAGCATGGAAAGGGCGACATGCGTTTATCAGTTTTGCGCATTCAGGCCAGATCAATCTCGCGGCTGAATACTGTCAGTCGTTCGCGCTGGACAACGGTGCATTCACCGCCTGGAAAGCAGCTGGCAAAAACAAAATCGACTGGAGCGATTACTACGAGTTTGTTGCTCGCTGGAAGAATCACCCAGGATTCGATTTTGCCATTATCCCGGATGTTATTGATGGCGGAGAGGAGGAAAATGATGCGCTTCTGAATGAGTGGCCTCACGGAAAACTAGCTGGCGTTCCAGTGTGGCACATGAATGAAAGTGACGAGCGATTTATTCATTTGTGCAATGAGTTTCCGCGAGTGGCTATCGGTAGTTGTGGCGACTATGACGTAAAGCGCCCAACTCTTGCGGTAGCCAGAATGAAAGACCTGATTCGTCACATTGTTGATGGGCATGGTCAGCCGGTTACGAAACTACATGGATTGCGCATGTTAAATCCGCTGATATTCACAAAATTACCCTTAGCCAGCGCAGATAGTACGAACGTCGCTCGAAACATCGGTATTGATAAAGCCTGGTCTGGGGCTTATGCACCTGCAAGTAAAGAGACACGCGCAGCATTAATGGTAGAACGGATTGAGGCACACAATAGCCCTGGTTCTCTTGCGTATTGTGAACAACGCGACCGCTTTGAAATGCAATTGCAACTAGCAGTTTAAGGACTAACAAATGACCACTATTACCAAAGAACGTATTGAATTGTTCATTAAAAATCCGCTTGAAAACGGGCTTACTCGTGGCGAACAAATGGAACTGGCACGAATTGCACTGGCATCACTGGGAGCAGAACCTGTAAGCCAAACTTACAACTTGCCAGAATTAATCGAAGGCATGGAGGTTTCCATTGATGTAAGCACTTGTGATGCGGATTTAGGTAATCGCTATTTCGGTACCGTCACCGAGGCGTTAGAACTTGATACTGCCAAGAATGGTTACATCCTCCTGGTTCAGGACGCAGAGCCAAACTTCGATATAAATGGCAATTCTCCGGTAACTCCGGATGGTTGGATAAGCTGTAGTGAGCGAATGCCAAATGATGGTCAGCACGTAATTATTTTATGTGATGGCGCATTCGTTCTTTATGCGCAATATCGGGACGGAGAGTTTTTTGATGTCGTCCGCAATGGTGAGGAGTTCTTCGAAACGCAGAGCCGCAATGTAACCCACTGGATGCCGCTACCGGAGCCGCCACAGGAGGTGAAGTGATGAACAAGTGCAACGCTCTGCTTTATGCCATGGTGATTGGTTTCGGCCTGGCTGCTGGTATCCGGGTTTATATTGCCTGGGAGTCATTAATCAATCTGGCGTGGAGTGCGATTCGTGGCTAAATCCCCCGCAGAACGCAAAGCCGCGCAGCGCGCTCGGCAGTCCGCCGCCGGTGAGCGCAAAATTGAACTGGTGCTGGATAAGCAGGAGCAGGAAATGCTGGCGCGGAACTGCGCCGCCCGGCGCCCTGGTCGCGATCCCTATGAAATGGCCGAGTACATCGCGCTGCTGATCCGCCAGGATGATGCACGTGTGCGCGGGCGTATAAAATCGATCAGCAGAAAACTTTGCGGTAAGTGCGGCGAGAGAGTTCCCGTTAATTCATGCCCGTGTAATGGTGACTCGCAATGCTGGGTGACTAAAGGCTGGCATGAAACGAAATTAATAGCGTGACATGTCACGAAGGTGTTATGCCAAAAATACGCTACGACCTTGAAGATATGAGAGATAACTCAGCAAATTTTCCGAAAGAGGTTAAATTTCTCATGCATAAGTATGGTTGCGCCAGGAGGGATATAGTTATCGACAGTCAGCACCCTTGCGGCGAGGATGTAATTTTCATTCGCGGTAAATGGGAAGGGTATCTTGACGAGAGTTTTTACGATGAATTTGATGGACTTTGAATACTGCCGCCAACTATGGCGGCTTTATTTTGCATGGTACTATTACCACAACGGTAACTATTACCACGGTGGTTATGATGCCTGCTGAACCTAAAACCTATAAACGCAAATCAACGCAATTTAAGCCACTAACAGCAATGCAGGAGGCTTATTGCCAGTCATACATCAAAACTCCTGAAAACCAGACTCAGGCAGCGATTAATGCAGGATTCTCCCCAAATACAGCGGCAGTTAAAGCCAGTGTCATGATGCGCGATGAACGCATTCAAAAACGGATTGCCGAGTTGATGGAGGAGCGCAACAAACGAATGCGCGTCAGTGCTGATTACGTTCTCATGCGCCTGGTGGAGATCGACCAGATGGACGTGATCGACATCCTCAACGACGATGGGAGCCTTAAGCCAATCCGCGAGTGGCCGAAAATCTGGCGCACTACGCTTAGCGGCTTTGATCTGTCATCGACCATCATGAACATGAACGAGGATTCGATAGAGACAATCCTCAAAAAAATTAAATGGCCTGACAAGGTGAAGAACCTCGAACTGATTGGTAAGCACGTCGACGTCAACGCATTCAAAGAACGCCTGGATGTTAATGTGAATGTGACAATTGCTGATCGCATAGCAGCAGCCAGGAAGCGACTCAAAGAACGTCAGGATGGTAATCAGTGACAGATACAGTGTTATCTCCTGAAGAGCAGTTGATCGAGGATATTGCAGGGTTTACTCACGATCCGCTTGGTTATGCCCTCTATGCGTTCCCGTGGGGGGAAGAGGGGACTGAACTGGCACATGCCCCCGGTCCACGTCAGTGGCAGGCCGATGCGTTCCGAGAGATACGTGATCACCTGCAGAATCCAGAGACGCGATATCAGCCGCTTATGCTGGCACGCGCTTCTGGTCACGGTATTGGTAAATCCGCATTCATCTCAATGCTGATCAACTGGGGCATGTCCACTTGCGAGGATTGTAAGGTCGTGGTGACCGCCAACACCGACAACCAGCTGCGCACCAAGACATGGCCGGAAATCATCAAATGGTCGAATCTGGCTATCACGAAAGAGTGGTTCACCTGCACCGCCACGGCGATGTACAGCAATGACCCAGGCCACGACAAGCGCTGGCGAGCTGACGCAATACCGTGGTCTGAGCACAACACAGAGGCGTTCGCCGGGCTGCACAACGAGCGTAAGCGTATCATCGTGGTATTCGATGAAGCGTCCAACATTGCAGATCTGGTGTGGGAAGTTGCTGAAGGTGCGCTGACGGACGAAGACACGGAAATTATCTGGGTGGCGTTTGGGAACCCGACGCGTAACACCGGGCGCTTCCGCGAATGCTTCCGCAAGTACAAGCACCGCTGGAAGTGCGCGCAGATTGACAGCCGCACCGTGGAAGGCACAAACAAGCAGCAGCTGCAGAAATGGGTTGACGACTACGGCGAAGACAGCGACTTCGTGAAGGTCCGCGTGCGGGGGATCTTCCCTGACGCGTCAGAACTCCAGTTTATCCCAACAGGCCTTACAGACGAGGCCATGAAGCGGGTGGTTACCGCCGGGCAGGTTGCTCACGCTCCTGTGATTATCGGCGTCGACCCGGCGTATTCCGGAGTTGATGACGCGGTGATATACCTGCGGCAAGGGCTGCACAGCAAAGTGCTCTGGACCGGCAACAAGACCACCGACGATTTGATTATGGCTAAGCGAATCGCCGACTTTGAAGACCAGTACCAGGCTGACGCGGTGTTCATCGACTTCGGTTACGGCACCGGGCTGAAGTCCATCGGTGACGGCTGGGGCAGGACATGGCAGCTAATCCCGTTCGGCGGCGGCTCGACCGATCCCCAGATGCTAAATAAGCGCGGAGAGATGTTCAACAGCTGCAAGACGTGGCTGAAGCTAGGCGGCGCGCTGGACGACCAGGAGACGGCTGATGACCTGTCTGCGGCAGAGTACAAAGTCAGGGTGGACGGCAAGATCGTCATTGAGCCGAAGGAAGATATCAAAGAGCGCTTGGGCCGCTCGCCGGGCAAGGGTGACGCGCTGCTGCTGACGTTTGCTTTTCCGGTCACAAAAAAACTTAATGATCCGCGCCAGCTGCAGGGTAAGGCTATAATAGATTATGACCCGTATGAGTAAATATGCCATAGTGGATTGGTTATTTATTTTTGTATTTTCTCCTTTAGACTTAAATTTAAACTAACTAAATGCTCCCATGCATTTTTATTTATTTTTAAGTATGTATTTGGGGTGCTGTTATTTATGTCAGTTAAAAAAGGAAAGTTAGCATTGAAGTTTATTATTGAGCTTTCTGCTTTTTTTAATGTTGTGTTAAGTTCATTATAAGCCATCAAGGTATTATCATAGGCTTCTTTTGCAATGGCCAATTCTGATTGGTTTTTTTTTAAACTTAAATTAAGGTGCAGAATGTTGTCTTCTAATTTCCGCTTGTTCTCTTTTTCAATAATCAATTCATTCTGCACTTGGGATCTTGACTCCTGTTCAACTTTGAGAGTGGCCTCAGCTTTAACCAGTTTGCTCTGAAGTTCAGTTATTGTGTCCGTGAGATTTGAGATTTTACTTTCTTTGTCTTTAAGGTTATCTATTGCTTTTTCATGGTCTTTTTTTATTGAAATAATATTCTCTTCAATGAAGCGTTCTTCTTTTTTATCAGCAAGTTTCTTTCTTGCTTCATTTTCTGCTAATAGTTGCTGCAGTTCGGCGATCTTTATTTTAGATGCAAGGCTCATTTCAATTGTGTCTGAGTTAGGTTTATCTTGTATTATTGTAATCAATTTATTAATTTGCGGTAAAAGGATAACTATCAATGCTGTAGTGCATATTGGCGCAATTAAAAAGCTGACGATGCCGAAAGAGCCATTAATAATAGCAAGGCGCTTTTCAATATCCTTAGAACTAAAAAATAGAATTGCTAACATCTGCCAATTAAAGCAAAGCCAGGAAAAAACAAATGCCCCAAGGAACGGGCTTTTCACCCGCTCAAGAGATGCTTGGCGGAAAGAGGAGTAAATGTCACGGATGAAGTCAAGCATGTCACGGCCTTGTGTTATTAGTTTGCAGTATATTACCCATAAGGTAATCAGTAGTCACTAGAAAAAAAAGCCCACTGAAGTGGGCGAACTGGAAGCAATGAGTTATGCCTTCCGTGGCTGTACGGGTTTACAGCATGAAGTCATCGCAATGGCGTCCTGCTGTAAAAAGGGCGGTGATAGTCCTTCAAGGGAAACCATCACCGCCAAGCACCTGGAACTTCTGGCATCACGGTCCTTAGGCGTGATTCTGGCGTGGCATGCAGGATTCGAACCTGCGACCAACCGCTTAGAAGGCGGTTGCTCTGTCCAACTGAGCTAATGCCACAACGCTGAGAGCACTTAGCCTGTTAAGTCGCCACACTTTGTCGCGGCTCCATAAATGCTCTCATCGTTGTACCCTCGTCTCTTCCGAGGCGTCACACCGAATCGCCGGGATGGTGAATCCCCGTGCGCGGAATAAAACCGCTCGACTTGCACATTCCGGCTACCTGGTTCGTTTGCCCGAGCAAGGGAGGGTGCCCCTTAAACGTATCCAGACCGCTATCGGCGCATGTGCCATACGCCGTACTGCTCAAAATAAAAGCTCACTCCACCTGTTCAATTTAACGACAAGCCAGTCAGGTTAGTAACCGGAATGAACTCTTTGGTTACCTGAAAGGTAATAATTTGTGCGTTAAATGTCAACTATCTACGATAAATAAATCATATGTGGTTAAATTGGTAATAATTTAATTGCGTACGGAGTCATTGATATGTGCATGGGTAGCTCACCATCAGTGCCTGCAACACCAGAAGTTCAGGCAGCACCACAGGAGCAGGATGCCGCCGTTGTTGATGCCCGCGACGAAGAAACTCGTCGCCGTCGCGCTGCTGCTGGTCGTAGTTCTACGCTGCTTACCGGTTCTCAGGGCGACACATCAACCGCTAAGACCAGCGGTAAAACGCTGCTTGGTCAGTAACCGGAGTCATTGAAATGGCGGAAACAACTAAAGAGCGATTGAACAAACAGTTCGCACAACTTGAAAGCGAGCGTCAGTCGTTCGAGCCGCACTGGCGCGAGTTGAGTGATTACATCAACCCACGTGGTTCCCGCTTTCTGACTTCTGAGGTCAACCGTAACGATCGACGCAATACACGCATTATTGATTCGACCGGGACTATGGCGGCGCGCACTCTCGCCAGCGGCATGATGTCAGGCATCACAAGCCCCGCGCGTCCGTGGTTTCGCCTGGCTACGCCAGATCCTGAAATGATGGATTATGGCCCTGTTAAGTTGTGGCTTGAGGCGGTGCAGAACCGCATGAACGATATGTTCAATAAGTCGAATCTCTACCAGTCTCTTCCGCAGTTATACGGAAGCCTCGGCACATACAGCACTGGTGCAATGGCGGTGCTGGAGGATGACGAGGACATCATTCGCACAATGCCATTCCCGATAGGCAGTTACTACCTGGCTAACTCACCTCGTGGCAGTGTGGACACCTGTTTTCGCAAGTTCTCTATGACTGTTCGTCAGCTTGTTCAGGAATTCGGACTAAATAACGTCAGCGAATCCGTAAAAAGCATGTGGGAAAGCGGCACCTACGAGAAGTGGATTGAAGTGATGCATTCGGTTTACCCGAACATTGACCGCGATACATCGAAGCTGGATAGCAAGAACAAGCCATTCAAATCGGTTTATTACGAGGTTGGTGGCGACAACGACAAGTTGTTACGTGAATCCGGATTCGATGAGTTTCCAATTATGGCTCCGCGCTGGGAAGTTAACGGCGAAGATGTTTATGGATCATCATGCCCGGGTATGCTGGCGCTTGGACCTGTTAAGGCATTGCAGCTTCTTCAGAAGCGCAAGTCGCAGTTGATTGATAAAGCCACCAATCCGCCGATGGTTGCTCCGACTTCCCTCAAGAATCAGCGCGCCTCCCTTCTTCCTGGCGACATCACGTATATCGATCAGATTACTGGTCAGGATGGTTTCAGGCCTGCTTATCTGGTTAACCCCAGTACAGCAGATCTGGTGGCAGACATTCAGGACACTCGTCAAATCATTAACAGCGCCTACTTTGTCGATCTGTTCATGATGTTGCAGAACATCAATACCCGCTCGATGCCTGTGGAAGCGGTGATCGAAATGAAAGAAGAAAAACTTCTGATGTTGGGGCCGGTTCTGGAGCGTCTGAACGACGAATGTCTTAATCCTCTCATTGACCGCGCTTTCTCGATGATGGTGCGTAAAAACATGCTGCCGCCACCGCCTGACGCGATGGAAGGCATGCCCCTGAAGGTCGAATACATTTCCGTCATGGCTCAGGCGCAGAAGTCTATCGGCCTGTCCAGTCTGGCGTCCACGGTTAACTTCATTGGTCAACTTGCGCAAGCGAAACCAGAAGCTCTCGACAAACTCAACGTTGATCAGGCGATCGATGCATTCGCTGATATGTCCGGAGTGTCTCCAACCGTCATTGTTCCGCAGGAACAGGTTGAGCAGGCTCGCCAGCAACGGGCACAGCAGCAACAAATGATGGCGATGGGGATGGCGGCGGCACAGGGTGCCAAGACGCTAAGCGAAGCTAAAACTTCGGATCCGAGTGTTTTGTCAGCTATGGCGAATGCAGTTAGTGGTCAGGGTGGGCAATCACAATGACAGATTACGAAGACGATCAACTGAAAGAAGAAAACGCCCGTAAGCAACGTGACATGGCACAGCGTGAAATTGATGACATTCGCTTTGTCATGAGCAGTGAACAGGGGCGTCGCGTTGTCTGGTCGATGCTGGAGAAAGGCCGTGTGTTTTCCGCTATCTCACCGATGGACGCTATGGCAATGGCATTTAATGAGGGGCAACGCAATCTGGCGCTGGAACTGTTTCAGCGCGTTATGGCGCATTGCCCTGAACAGTATTTGAAGATGGCCAAAGAGGCCAGTGAACAGGAGTGATCATGAATTTATTTGAGCGTTTGCTGTATAGCCGTCTTTGCAATGAGCAACCAGTCGATGGTGGAGCAGCTCCGGCTGCGTCAGAACCGTCAGCGCCTGCAGGTGATAACCCTGCTCCAGTTGGTGATCCATCACAACAGGAAGGTGATAAGCCACAACCTGTTGCTGATGGCGATAAACCTGCTGATGACAAAAAGCCTGAAAACGATAAGCAGGATGAAAAAAAGGACGGCGATAAACCAGAGGGTGCGCCTGAGAAGTACGAGTTTCAGGCTGCCGAAGGCGTAGAGTTGGATACAGAAGCGTTGAAGGAATTCGAGCCGGTGGCGCGAGAACTTAACCTGACCAACGAGCAAGCGCAAAAGCTGGTTGATGCTTATCCGAAGATTCTGGCAGGTGTTCAGCAGCGCCAGGCAGAAGCCTGGCAGAAAACAACCGAGCAGTGGGCTGCGGATGTAAAAGCTGACAAAGAAATCGGTGGCGACAAGTTGATTTCTAACCTTAGCGCCGCACAGCGTGCGCTTGACCAGTTCGGGACACCTGAACTCAAAGAATATCTGAACACCACCGGGCTGGGTAATCACCCTGATCTGGTCAAAACGTTCGTGAAAATCGGAAAGGCGATGTCTGAAGATGGCATGGTCACCGGTGGTAATGAAGGCCAGCGTAGTGCGGCCGAAGTGCTCTATGGCAAATAAGAGAGGAAATGACAATGGCTGTTAAAGGCTTAACTGCGCTAACGCTGGCTGACTGGGGTAAGCGCGTCGATCCAAACGGGAAAGTCGATAAGATTATCGAGCTTCTCGGTCAAACTAACCCGATCCTTCAGGATATGCCTTTTGTCGAAGGGAACCTTCCTACCGGACACCGAACCACCATTCGTTCTGGTTTACCTTCAGCTACCTGGCGTTTGCTGAACTATGGCGTACAGCCAAGCAAATCAACCACAGTGCAGGTAACCGATTCCGTGGGCATGCTGGAAACCTATGCTGAAGTCGATAAGTCACTGGCTGATCTGAACGGCAATACCGCCGAATTCCGCCTGTCTGAAGACCGCGCATTTATTGAAGCGATGAATCAGCAGATGGCGCAGACGCTGTTTTATGGTGATTCCAGCGTTAACCCTCAGCAGTTTATGGGACTGTCCTCCCGCTATTCCAGCCTGTCTGCGGGTAATGCTCAGAACATCATTGATGCTGGTGGCACGGGTACAGATAACACCTCAATCTGGTTAGTGGTGTGGGGCGAAAACACCGTGCATGGCATCTTCCCGAAAGGGCAGAAGGCTGGCATCCAGATGGAAGATAAAGGCCAGGTGACACTGGAAGATGCTAATGGCGGCAAGTACGAAGGCTATCGCACCCATTATAAATGGGATAACGGACTTGCTCTGCGTGACTGGCGTTATGTTGTTCGCATTGCAAACATCGATGTCAGCAATCTTTCAGAACCTTCCTCTGCCGCAAATATTGCGAAGTTGATGGTTAAAGCACTGCATCGCATTCCAAACCGTGGCATGGGCCGCCCGGTGTTCTACATGAACCGCACTGTAGGCCAGGCTCTTGATCTGCAATCTCTGGAGAAAACATCTCTGGCTATCAGCGTAAAAGAGACTGAAGGCGAGTGGTGGACTTCATTCCGTGGTGTACCAATCCGTGAAACTGATGCGCTTCTGGAAACAGAAGCCCGCGTGGTGTAACGCCTGTTATTAACCTGTGGGTCGTAACAGACCCACTAATGGAGAAAGAAGATGATCACCGACAAACTGTTGATGTTCTCCGAAGCTCAGGCGGTTACGAATACCGCGGCTTCTACTGACGTAATCGATCTCGGTCCAATTGACGGAAAACGTCGTGATATCGGCGTGGGTTACCCGCTTGAGTTTTGGGCGCTGGTTAACACAGCCGCCGCGGCAAGCGGTGATGCAACTGTAAACATCCAGTTGCAGACGAGTGAGGATAACAGCTCATGGACCACTATTTATGATAGTGGCGCACTGGCAAAGACCGCCCTGACAGCAGGTAAACGAGTTGTTTCTGCAAAGGTGCCTGCCGGTGTTCAGCGATATCTGCGTGTTAACTACTCCGTCGCAACTGGCCCACTAACGGCTGGCGAATTCACTGCTGGTATCAGTCTTGATGTTGATGCCAATACGCCGTATCCGATCCGCTCAAAAGTAACTGGTTAAGGTGATATCGATGTCAGGTGAGAAACCAAGATACCGCGTTCTGCGCCTCTCTCATATCCATAACACTCTGTGGCCGGAGGGGGCAGAAATCGAATACGAAGGTGAGCCTGGTAGCGCACTGGAACCTGTTAACGATGCAGCCAGACAGGCAAAAGCAAAAGTTGCAGGAAAGGTGTCAATGGCAGCAACCAGCACCAAAATCATCAACGATGTGTCAGATGATGGTGAACTGGATAAGCTCCGTGAAGAGTACGAATTGCTCTTTAACGAGAAGCCACACCATAACGCCAAAGCCGAAACGCTCCGCGAGAAGATCGCAGATAAGCGTAAAGAACTGGGCGTGTAAGCCTCGCGGATCAGACAAGGGGCTTCGGCCCCTTTATTGCAGGAGTGTATATGGAACTCGTAAACCTCAAAACCGGCACTGACAGCTACCAGGATGAGAGCGGAGAAACCAGAACTCGCGATGAATACCCGTGGGGGCTGTGCATCACTCTTAATAACGACACATTGAATAAGCTGAAGGCGCAACCTCAGGGCGTCGGAACAGAAGTGATGATAACTGCAAAGGCTGTTATTCGAGGCCTGTCTGCCAGAGAAACTGACGATGGTGTTAATCGCAGCGCCGATCTGCAGATCACTGATATGGCGATCGCTCCTGTTTCCGGGGATGTAGAAAAATCAGCGGCTGAAACTCTGTACGGTAACGGAGGTGAGTGATGGCCTCTGTAGTAGAGATCTGTAATCGTGCGCTGTCCAATATTGGCAACAGCCGCAGCATTAACAGCCTGACGGAAGCCAGCAAGGAAGCGGGGGAATGTTCGCTGCACTTTGAGGCCTGCCGTGATGCTGTGCTTTCTGATTTTGACTGGAACTTTGCTACCAAACGCGTGGCGCTTGCAGATACGAGCAATCCACCGCCTGACTGGGAATATGCGTACCAGTACCCGTCAGATTGTCTGCGCATTACTGAAATTATGCTTCCTGGTGTACGCAATCCAACAGCAGCAATGCGCGTTCAGTACGAAGTTGGTGCAGACACCAACGGAACAGGAAAGTTGATCTACACAGACCAGCCTCAGGCATGGCTCAAGTATGTCTCTCGCGTTACAGATGTGAACATGTTTGATGCCATTTTTATGGAGGCGTTGGCCTGGCGTCTTGCGGCAGCTATTAACATGGCGCTGACTGGGAATGCAGACCTCGGTACGTTTGCCCTCAATATGTACAATCGCGTGATTCTTAGTGCTGGCTCGCATAGCCAGAATGAATCACAGGAACCACAGCCACCGGTTGATGAGTTTACCATTGCGAGGTTGTCCTGATGGCTATCAGTTGGATCCAGCCCAGCTTTGCCGGTGGTGAGATTGGACCGTCGTTGTACGGGCGTATTGACATGGCGAAGTACCAGGTGGCATTGCGCAAGTGCGATAACTTTATCGTGCGGCAGTATGGCGGCGTTGAGAATCGACCTGGTACGCGTTTTGTCGGTGCCGCCAAATACCCAAATCGGAAATGCCGCCTGATCCCGTTCCAGTTCTCGACGGTTCAGACCTATGCTCTGGAGTTCGGACACCAGTACATGCGCGTTATCAAAGATGGTGCGTTGGTGCTGAACAGCAGCAATGTTATTTATGAAATTGCCACGCCATATACTGAAGCCGATCTGTTCCGAATTAAATTCACGCAAAGCGCCGACGTGCTTACGCTGGTTCACCCGGCATACCCGCCGAAAGAGTTGCGCCGATATGCTCATGACAACTGGCAACTGGTTGATGTGGTAACGAAGAACGGGCCATTTGAAGATATCAATATTGACGAGTCAGTGACGGTTTATGCCAGCGCCAGCACCGGGACAATTACGTTAACGGCAAGCGCCTCTATTTTTGGCGCGGAGCAGGTAGGCAAATTGTTCTATCTGGAACAGCCTGCAGTGGATTCTGTGCCGGTATGGGAAACCAGTAAGAGTACGTCGATTGGCGATATTCGCCGTGCAGACAGTAACTACTATCGCGCCGTTACAGCAGGCAAAACAGGTACTTTGCGCCCTTCGCATACAGAAGGCACATCATGGGATGGCTGGGGCGGATCCGGTGATGATGATACTGGCATTGAGTGGGAATATCTGCACAGTGGTTTTGGCATTGCCCGTATCACTGCTGCAAATGGAACTACTGCAACTGCCGAGGTGATTTCCTATATCCCTTCGCAGGTCGTTGGCGAGGATAATGCCAGCTATAAATGGGCTAAATATGCCTGGAACAGTGTTAATGGTTATCCTGGCACTGTTGTTTATTATCAACAACGTCTTTACTTCGCCGCATCGACTGCGTTTCCTCAGACTATCTGGGCCAGCCGTACCGGGGATTATAAGGATTTTGGCAAAAGCAATCCTACGCAGGATGACGACAGAATTATCTACACCTATGCCGGACGTCAGGTTAATGAGATCCGCCACCTGATTGATGTTGGTTCTCTGGTGGCGCTGACTTCCGGAGGTGAGTACGTCATCACCGGCGACCAGAACAAAGTGTTAACCCCATCATCATTTGCATTCAGCTCTCAGGGATCAAATGGCTCAAGCAACGTCCCGCCAATTGCCGTGGCGAATATTGCTCTGTTCGTCCAGGAGAAAGGCAGCGTTGTCCGTGATCTGGCCTACTCATTCGATGTTGACGGCTATCAGGGGAACGACCTGACCATCCTTGCCAATCATCTTTTTCAGAAGCACAGCATTGTTGACTGGTGCTTCTCGATTGTCCCTTACTCCAGTGCCTTCTGCATTCGTGATGACGGTAAATTACTGGTGATGACCTATTTGCGTGATCAGCAGGTTTTTGCATGGGCACCACAATCCAGTACCGGAAAATATGAAAGCACATGCAGTATCAGCGAAGGCAATGAAGATGCGGTGTATTTCGTCGTTAACCGAACCGTTAACGGGCAAACAGTGAGATACATCGAGCGACTGTCCAGCCGTTTATTTACCAGCGATGAAGATGCTTTCTTTGTTGATTCTGGCCTTAGCTATGATGGAAGAAATACGTCTGACAGAACGATGATCATCACTGGTGGTTCTGGCGAATGGGATTACCGCGCGGAATATACAATCAGTGTTTCTGGTGGTGCGTACTTCACCAGTAGTGATGTCGGCGCGCAACTACAGTTCCCTTATACCGGACCTGATACTGGCGATGAGGTGTCAAAAGAATTACGTTGCGACATTATTTCTGTAACCAGTAATACCGCTGTAGTGGTTCGTGCTAACAGGAACGTCCCGCCATCCCTCAGGAATGTGGCCACCACGAACTGGCAGATGGCGCGCCGGACATTTGGAGGCCTGTCTCATCTTGAAGGCCAGACCGTAAACATTCTCTCTGATGCGAACGTGGAACCACAGAAAGTGGTTTCCGGAGGTGCCGTCACGCTGGAATCTCCGGGGGCTGTAGTGCACATCGGCCTGCCAATAACTGCTGAATTCGAAACACTGGATATCAACATTAACGGACAGGAAACGCTGCTGGACAAAAAACAGGTGATCCCCTCCGTTACTCTGGTTGTGAATGCCAGTCGCGGCATCTGGGCGACTACGCCCGGCGGTAAATGGTACGAATATCCACAGCGTGAATTCGAGTTCTACGATGATCCTGTTGATGATGCTACCGGAAAAGTAGAAGTGAAACTGGACAGTAACTGGGGCAAAAACGGGCGTGTAAAAATCCGTCAGCTTGATCCGTTGCCGCTGTCTGTTCTTGCCGTTATTCCTCGCCTTACTGTTGGGGGATTCTGATGATCGATGTTCAAATTATTCCCGCAACCGAAGAGCATCTTCAGATGATTTTGCCGGATGTTCGTCAGGCTGATATTGACGAACTGTATGCGGTATCGCTGATGACTACCGAAGATGCGCTGCGTGTTGGTCTGCGCACTGCGACTATGGCCTGGTCAGGATTTGCGAACGGAGAACTGGTAACCATGTTTGGTGTATCTCCGGCGTCAATGATCGGTGGCAATGGTACGCCATGGCTGGTCGGGACAAGCCGTATTGAAAAATATCAGAAGACATTTCTGCGCCACTGCCGCCCGGTATTGCAGCAGATGCTGGCAGTTTATCCGCGCCTGGAAAACTACGTCGACGAGCGAAACCATGTTGCCAAAGCATGGCTGCACTGGCTTGGATTCAGGCTTGAAGAAGCCGCGCCTTATGGTGCTCTTGGTCTTAATTTCCACAGATTTCACATGGAGAGAAAATAATGTGCGATCCGGTTATTGCTGGTGGCGCAATGCTCGCCATGAGTGGCATTCAGGCATACACCCAGTACCAACAGGGAAAGTATGCCTCGAAGGTTGCAGAAGCGAACGCAGATATAGCCACAGCTCAGGCAAATGATGCAATAAACAGAGGTAACGCTGAAGCTGAGCAACGGCGCAGAGAGACCCGACAGCGGCTTGGTACACAGGCGGCGACAATGGGGGCTACCGGCGCTGATTTATCTACAGGTAACGCGCTGGATATATTTGGCGACACTGCCCAGTTTGGCGCTCTTGATTCTCTGACGACGGTGAATAACGCGCAACGCGAGGCTTACGGTTATCAGGTTCAGGCTGCCAACTATAAAGCAGAAGCCAGTTCAGCCCGTAAACAGGTGAATGTGGGAGCAGCAACAACATTGCTCACTGCGCCTCTGAAGGCATACGGTGCGTACCAGATGTTTGGTGGGACGTGGAGTCCGTTTACTCAAAGCACTCCTGCGCCAATCGGGGCAGCAGCAGGAACCAGATTACCCGGAGGATTATAATGCCAGTTGTACCAACAGTATCCGGACGTCAGGTTGAGAGTCGTGGAGTTCAGTCAGCAGGCTTGCAGACGTTTTCTCAGCCAGGTATTGGTGATGCTTTTGTTCGGGCAGGGACAGAGGCAATTGATGTTTTTGGTCAGGCAAAACAGCGTGCCAATATCGCTCTGGCACAGGAGGCATCTCTTAACCTCAGTCAGATAAGCAGCGATCTGCTGAATAACCCTGAAACAGGTTTGCTTAACCTGAAAGGGAAAAATGCTATTGGAAAAGGTCAGGAGTATACGCAGCAGTTTGATGCTCAGGTCGAACAACTGGCTATGTCGCTGCAAGATGAACAGGCTCGTAATGCTTTCATGCAGCAGGCACAGCAGCAGCGTATTCAGTTCACTACGCAGGCCGGGCGGCACGAGATAGGGCAAATAAATGCCTACGAAGAAGGTCAGTTTCAGGCTACGCTGCTGAACAATGGTAAAAATGCCGCAGCATTGTATGGCGACAACGCCGCATACGTATTGGCTAATAAGCAAACTTTCCAGCAAATTGAGGATTACGGCATTGCGCATGGCTGGAGCGACGAGCAGATTCGGGCCAAGAAAATCGAGTTTAAAGAAGCAACAGCAAAAGCAACTGCTCAAAATGCTATTGGAGCAAACTATCTTCAGGTAAGACAGCAAAACGGCGAGTTAAGCGATACTGCTGTTGGATCTCGCCGTGCTGTAGCAGATAGTGGCTCTTCCGATCGTACCCGCGGTATACGCAACAATAACCCCGGCAATCTTGAATACAGCAAAACTAATCCGTGGGTTGGGCAGACTGGTGATGATGGTCGCTTTGCCAAATTCGAAACCCCTGAACACGGTATTCGTGCATTAGGGCGGAACCTGATGTCGTATCAGCGGCAGGGTATTGATACCGTCAGCGAGATAATTAATCGCTGGGCACCGCCTACTGATAAAAATGACACTATGTCGTATATCAAAGCAGTGTGCGAACAACTTGGCGTTTCTGCTGATGAGCCTCTCGATGCATCAAATCCTGATACCCTGAAGGCGCTTTGTGCAGCCATTATCCATCATGAAAACGGTAGCCAGCCATACAGTGATCAGCAGTTAACTGATGGTGTTAGTGCCGCGCTGGGGCTTTCTCAGCTACCGACAAAAAATAAACGTTATACCGGTGTAGCCTGGTTCGATGCTTTAAGTGAATCAGATCAGGCCAGCGTGTTGCGACAGACTGATGCACTAGCCAGACAACAGCAGGCTGAATATAAAACGATGCTCGACAGCCGGGTTCGCGATGCGACGGCTGCGTATATGCGTGGCGTTGAATTTCCTAACCCACCAGGTGAGGATGATTTTATTGCAGCTTATGGCGTCAGAGAAGGAAACCTGCGATATACCGAGTTCAGAAATACGCAGATCGCCGGACAGTATATAGGCTCTTTCCGCAACATGCCGACAAGCAGCATTACAGCATATGTTGAGCAATTGCGCCCAGATACTGGTGAGACAGGGGAGGGTTATGCGGCTCGCGCAGCTCTTTATGACAACGTTGTTTCGGCTGCAAATCAGGTGATAAAGCAGCGGCAATCGGATCCTGTGCAGTTCTCTCTTGCCGCCGGACAGGCAAAGCCTATCGACATGAGCAATAAGGATAACTTTGGACAGAGCGTTGCCTTGCGTGCCGCTCAGGTTAGTGATCTTGCCAAGTCATATGGCACTCCACTGACGTTCTTTTCCAAAGACGAGGCCAATCAAATCGGTGTTTTCTTTCGTGATGCGCCAGTTTCCCAACAGGCAGCATATCTCGATACCATCAGGCAAAGCACTGGTGGTGGGCAGGTGTATATGTCAGCACTACAGCAGATCAGTGCCAACGCTCCATCTGCTGCCGTTGCCGGGATACTGATGGATAAGCCTGGTGGTATTTTGGCAGAAAAAAACTGGTTTAATCCGGATGTTTCCGTGTCTCCTGAAACCGCTGCGCAGACAATTCTTGCTGGCGCGGCTGCTCGTAAAGGTACTGATGATGCGAAAGGTATTCCGATGCCTAAAGATGCTGATCTTCGCCTTGAGTTTTCTGACATGGTGAAGGATGCATTTGCTGGTGATGCTCAGGGGGCATCAATGGCATACGAGATCGCAAAGGACTATTACGCTGGTGTGATGGCGAAAAAAGGCGTGGTATCAGGCGAAATTGACAATGATGTCTGGAAACAGGCTGTTAACGTAGCTACAGGTGGCGTGCATGACTATAACGGAATGGGGAATGTCCTTTTGCCGTGGGGAATGTCTGCAGAGCAATTCGATAAGCAGGTTAATCAGGCTTGGAATGAACAAGTTGTCGGCTCCGGGATAAAAACACCGCCTGGTCAGTATGGTTTGCAAAGTTACGGCGATAGTCAGTACCTGGTGAAACTTGGTACTGGTTATCTGCTGAAAGATGATGGTTCTCCCGTTGTTCTTAATCTGACACAGAAGCGTCAGAGATTCTCCGGAGATATTCCGCAATGAGTTACTTTGGCCTTAATCCAGTAAACCAGAATCAGCAGCTTGACGAAGCAGCATCAAATCCAGCTGGCTTTAACAGCGATGTTGGTTTTTTCGACAATGCTGTAGGAGCGGCATTGTCTGGTTTGTACTCCGGGCTGGTGGCAAAGCCAGATCAGTTGCTATGGGCAGGGATGGATAAAATCGTATCCCCGATTGCTCAGTTTGTTAACGAAAACACCTCGCTCAATGACACTTCAGTTTCATACATTGCTGAGCAGAGAAAACTAGCAGAGCAGCAGGTTAAGCGGCTGACGCCTGATGCCGCGACAACCGGAACCGCCGGGCAGGTTCTTTATGGGTTGTTCGATATGGGCGGGCAGGCTGTTGTCGGTACAACGCTCGGAGGTCCTGTCGGAGGTGCAGCGGCGGTAACTTCGCTACAGGGTTTTTCTGAGTTTGAACGGCTGACAGCACAGGGTGTTGATTTCAGGACGGCGCAGGAAGCGGGATTAGTGCAGGGCATTACTGCTGGTGCCGGAACACTGATCCCTATGAGCCTCGGGTTACGTGCTGGTGGTGCGCTGGCGGAAGGTGTGGCGGCTCAGCTTGCGCGGACGGGTGAGAGTTCAGTGCGACGCGCCGCAGCAACAGCAGTACGTGCAACGCCAGATATTGCCTATGCCGCAGGTACAAATATTGCGTTCGGTATGGCACAGCGTGGGCTTACTGCAAAAACGCTTCGTGATGGTGGCTATAGCGAAATGGCTAACCAGTATGATGTGTTGGATCGACAGGCAATTGCTATTGATGCTGTTCTTGGGGTGGCGTTTGGTGGTGTCGGCAGATTTATTAACTCTCGCGGCGAGTCTACAAACGCACCAAATTTTTCACCAGTTGATATCGATGCTGCACTGGCGGCGAATGCCGCTCATCATGCTGAAATTGATATTGCGCCCGGCGTTCCGATCAACGTGCTTTCGCGTAATTCGCACATTCAGGCTCTGCGAAAAGCCATGTCTGATGTTAGCCAGGGGAGGCCTGTAGACGTTGCCAGCATTGTTGAGTCTGCATCTTTCAGTGAAATTCCTGGGCGCAAGAGTCTGCTGTCTCAGGCAGTTAATGAGGCTCTGTCATCTGTAGATGATGGAGTAACGGCGCGCGCTATAGAAAATCGGTTGCTTGAAGAACAGGCCGCGCAGCTTTTGCCGCGTGGCGATAGACAGGTTTACCAGTCTGAAATCGCTAATAGCCAACGAATTATTGAAAATCTCACTGAACAGCGCGCACAAATTCTTGCAGAAGAGCCAACCGGTAGCGGTAAGGCTTTATCTCGTGCTCGATCAGATAAACAGGCCAGACTGCGCGATATTGACCAACGAATCCGGCAGGCACAAGAACGCCTGGAATTTTCCCGTAACGCGTTGGCACCGCATGAGCCTGGCGGTCAGTTTTTTGAAGCTCGAGCAGAACTGGCACGGCGACAGCAGGCAGAAAGTGAACTTAATGCTCAGGCTGTTTCATTCTATAAAACAGCAGAGGTCAGGACGCCAGACGAAGTAGCTCCTTTTGAGCCCGGTAAGATATTGCAACAGACAGAACAAAAAATGATGGCAGATCCGGCAGGAGATATTGATCTGCGTATAGCTGAAGACTCGCTGCTTGAATCTCCGGACATGATAATCACCGTGCTGGATGATGATGGTAATCCACAATCGCGCAGCGCGCGTGAAGTACTGGATGAAGCGAACAGGGAAAGTGAGCAGGCAATACAGGATTCCAGCCTGTTTGATGTCGCTGTGGCGTGTTTCTTGAGAGGTTAAATTAAATGAGACAGGAATGTATACAAGCGGTCCAGCAGGCGGCGCAGCGCACGTTAACGGCGCGAGAAATACAGAACATTGAAGACCGCATTTATCGAAATATGCGCTCCATTGCTCGTGATGACCCGATGTCGTGGAGACAACTTTCCGAATCAGAGCGGCTATATCGTGCAGCACAATTGGCATCTGAAGAATTACAGCGAGAAGCGGCATTAAAGAAACGTCGTGTGGCCCTCACTATAGCCGCACGTCAGAGATTGGATAAATTTATCAATAGCTATCAAGGGGCTGATGGGAAACTTGGCGCTCTTAACCGTACTATTGCTTTTAATGCAGACGGTAAATCGAATTTCCTCTCTGTTGAATCCAGAACAAAAGCCACCCGTGATTATGCATTGAGTCAATTGCAGGAGGCATTCGAAGCAGTTGATCCTCGCTTTTTTGGTCTGTTTGAAGATGAAGCGGGCGTACGTGACCTGGTATATGAAATGCGGGGGCAAAATACTGGCAATGCTAAAGCAAGAAAAGGTGCTAAGGCGTGGAGAGAAGTGACAGAGCTACTGCGCCGCAGGTTTAATGATGCTGGTGGGGACATTGGCTATCTCGAAAACTGGGGGATCCCTCAACATCATTCTATGGAAAAGGTTGGGGCGGTATCAAAGGATAAGTGGGTTAGCGATGTTATAGGTAAGCTGGATCGCAAATATTATATCCGAGCCGATGGACAACTGATGAACGATGCCGAGTTGTCTGCATTTCTTGGAGAGGCTTATAACACGATCGCTACTGGTGGGCTGAATAAGCTTACTGATACCGGAATGCGAATTTCCGGCGCACGTGCTAACCGTGGTAATGCATCACGACAGATACATTTCAAAGATGCAGATTCCTATCTGCAATATCAGCAACTTTATGGCGATCGCTCTCTATGGGAAATCATGGTCGGTCACCTGGAAGGTATCAGTAAAGATATTGCACTGGTGGAAACATATGGTCCAAACCCCGATCATGTTTTCCGCTCCCTTCTTGATCAGGTTAAGGCAGAAACGGCAACAGCTAACCCGAGTAAAACCGGTAAAGTCGAGCGGCTGGCGAACAACACAGAGAATCTGTACAACTTTATTTCCGGAAAGACACAGCCTGTAGCGAATCCGCACATCGCGCGATGGTCTGACAATATCCGCAACTGGCTGGTTGCCAGCAGACTCGGATCCGCGTTGCTGTCATCGTTCTCTGATCTTGGAACCATGTATCTGTCTGCGAAGGTTACCAACCTTCCAATGAACCAGTTATTCCGCAACCAGCTTGAAGCTATGGACCCAACGAACCGTACAGAACTTGCGCGGGCGCGCCGCGCTGGTCTGGCGATGGAATCTCTACTTGGCAGCGTTAACCGCTGGGCGATGGATAATATGGGGCCGTCAGTGTCTCGTTGGGCGGCAACGGCGGTAATGCGTGCCAGTGGGCTTACAGCATGGTCAGATGCGCACAAGCGCGCCTATGGCGTAACCATGATGGGAAGCCTGGGAGAAGTAGTGTCACGAACACCAGACCTTCGTAGCCTCGATGACTCTGATTTTCGTATCCTGAAAAGCAAAGGGATTACTGACACAGACTGGAGCGTATGGAAGCTGGCGCAACAGGAGGACTGGGGGAACGGTAATAATACGATGCTGACACCGGAAAGCATTATGCGTATCCCTGATTCAGCAGTTAAACATCTTGGTGAGCCTGAACGCGTGAAATTTGAGGCAATGCGTAAACTGCTCGGTGCCGTAACTGAAGAAGTTGATATGGCTGTTATTACACCGGGAGCACGTGAGCAACTGATAACCGGTTCTGGTATTCAGCGTGGAACATGGAAAGGTGAATTAACGAGAAGTGTTTTCCTGTTTAAATCGTTCCCTATCTCGGTTGTTATGCGTCACTGGTCACGCGCTATGGGTATGCCGTCTGCTGGTGGGCGTGCGGCATATATTGCGACGTTTATTGCCAGTACGACCATTCTTGGCGCTTTGTCGCAACAACTTAACGACCTTGCGTCTGGTCGTAATCCTCGAGAGATGACAGGAGAAGATGCCGCAAAATTCTGGCTTGGTGCTCTACTGAAAGGTGGTGGTCTTGGCCTTTATGGTGACTTTTTATTGTCAGATCACACTAGGTACGGAAGCGGCGCGCTGGCGTCGATGCTTGGTCCGGTAGCTGGTCTGGTTGATGACGTAGTGAAGATTGCTCAGGGCATACCGTTAAATGCTGTGGAAGGGAAGAGTGAGCAGACTGGTGGTGATCTGGTGAAGCTGGGGAAAGGTTTGATGCCTGGTGCGAATCTCTGGTACTTGAAGGCGGCTCTCGATCACATGATCTTTAACCAGATGCAGGAGTATTTTTCACCAGGCTATTTGCGTAAAATGGAGCAACGTTCGAAGAAAGAGTTTAACCAGACATACTGGTGGCGACCTCAGGATGTCACTCCGCAATAAGGAAGTGTTGTGTTTTTAATTATTTTGAGTGTGATAATTTCTGGTGGATTGTTATTTATTGACCGCTACAAATATTTTCTTAACCCTCAGACTCAAGCTATTTGCTGGTTCATCTTTGTTGTGCAGGGAGTAGTTCTTGTTGCAAGCCTTATTGAGGGGAGGCCTCTGATTTTTAATGGGTAAATAGGTGACTACATGCAAGCTATAGGATTCATTGTTTATATCGTCGTTGGTCTTTTTCAGTTGGCAGCAATTATGGCTGGGCTTGAATCATGGTGGGGGTTGCACTGGGTAATTGCAGCTCCCGTTGCTTTTGTCGTGAGTTATATTCCGTTTGTTGGAGCGATTGTTGGTATGATTGGCGCTGTGGATGTATGGCGGTGGGAGTGGTGGCAGGCTGGCCTTCTCTTCTTTGGTGGGATCATCTTTGCTATTGTCTGCGGTGGAATGTCATCATTTTTCGAACGGCTATCATTCAGAAAAGGAACGTGACATGTCACAGGCCGCTTTCGCGGCCTTGTTTTTAACGAATGCCACCGCCACCCGGGCGGGAATCCGCAGAACGCCCACCGCAGCGGGAGCCGTCAGCGGCAGTATCGCTGTCGTGCTGACAACGACCGGCAAAGGCCTGAGTTGAAGCTACCAGAGACAACAAAACGAACAGTGCAGCAAATGCTTTTTTCATTGTGAAATTTCCATCTATAATCCACCTCAATGTGGCGTCAATGAGTGTAGCACTGACTTTTGTTTCGTCCACAAAAAAGCCCGCGGCGCGGGCTTATTCCTTCCATTTATCAGAAAAAAGATCTTCTTCTAAAGGCATTGGTTCTGTTTTTGTTTTCTCAAAGAATTGATAACTGATAGTGATTGCTGCCTCTTTAAACTCTTCTTGCTCAGTTATGTTGTGGGCATCTGCGTCAACAAAAAACATAACCAGCGCATCACGATTGTGATTTACCGAATAAACTAAAAAGCAATTACTTGTTGGTATGCATTTTACTTGCACAGACGCTATTTTTTTCCATGCATCCCAAGATGATTTTTTACCAGTGTGTTTTTTATCACTATCTTCTGGAATATAGTCTTGGTTATCGACATGAGTATGCCTGACATTTAGTTTAAGCATTTCTGTCGGACGAGCAAATGCAGCATCTTTACCAAGAGATGGATGGTATCCCGTTTTCCAATACTGGGTAAAGGCATCAGATACTTTCTTCAGCTCAAGATCAGATGCACAAAGGGCCGAGAAATTTTGCGTATGCAATACTCGACCCTTATATCTGACAATTTGATTTTTATCATTCTGCGACGCAGACGAACTCATAATTTTCCTTATTGTTACGAGAATCAAAGAAAGCGCGGGATACGCGACTTGCGTGATCTTTTGTCATAGTAACTTTTACGCACTCTACGCTTCCATTGAAAGAACGTCTTGCGGCAGCTTGCGCTCTACGCATCTGCAATTTTTCGTTTCGCATGACATTACCTCATATCTCATAAGTTCATTACACGGATTAATAAAAATGAAACCAATCCGTTTACCCTTGAGGTAATAGTACGCTATTCACCCACAGTCTGCAATCTGTACAGAATTATTTAAAGGCACATCCCTGTGCCGCCGCCCGTCAGAAGAACCCTGCCTTGTCGTTGATGTACTCCGCGTGCGTCTGGATATCACGCAGGCATTTGCTCACACCGACGATGTAGCAGAACATGGTGGTCAGCTCCGCCGCCGCGCCCGATACGTCGTGCCCGTCGTCCTGTAACTGGTTCAGCAGATTCATCAGCAGTGAGTTCTCCGTCAGGCCGAGAACACCAGACGGCGAATGAATCAGGCTGCGGTAGCCGGGCTTCAGTGGGGCACTGTAGGTTTTGTTCTCTATCTTCATCGCCTGCATCACTGCTGATGCTGTGGCGTTGGCTACCTGGTCGGCAACCATCTTTATGCGCTCTTCCTGCGGGAGCGAGTTTTTAATGTAACTTCCGGTGCGGCGGATCTGAGGAAGAACCTCACCTGTAACCCATTTACGAAAGCGGTATGGGATAGTGCCTGGTGTCACTGCGTCGCGGCAGCGGAGGATCAGTGTGTAGAGGCCTGACTCGGAGATGATGTTGATCTCTTTTACTCGGCTGTCAAAAATTGCACGATGTTCATGCCCTATGTTGAACATAGACCTTTCATCATCATCCAGTTTTTCAAGTGCTTGGGTGACGTTTTGGATACGCAGCGCACTACAAACGTCTTGGGCTACAAACCATGGTTGGCCATCGATAATGATGGAACGGATAGGGTTAACAGATTCAAATTTGAAGATGGCAGTTTGAGCATTAGCCATGGTGGTTATCTCCACTTAGTGATTTTAATCACCACCGCAACGCCAATTACTGGTGGTGAACTGGACAAGGTTGGCGTACCGGCCTAAGTGGTACCGGCGTCCTTTCGGACCCCTGCCCAGCCCACCATAATTCGGATATAGCTGTGCTTAACGCATAAAAAAACCACGTCTGGCGTGGTATGCGCCACTTAGTAACTCGGGACGCCAATCCCGGCACTGGATTTTGCCAGTGCCCGATTACTATGGCACAAGAGGAGTGCTATGTAAATTTACCGCAAAGGTAAATATAAGCACTCCACTTGGTAATTGCAAACCTTATCTGGTTTGTTTTCGTAATTGTTCGGCACAATAGTCGAGATGTGTTTGCAGATCCCGCATAGACATCTGTGAGCTGGTGACGTAGTTAATCAGTGCAGTCAGTTCGGCAAGTGGGCCATCGACATTAAATCCATCCTTATCGAGATCCCGGAGTAATTTCATCAAGTGCGATCCTTCCACCAGTGACCTGACGCCTCCCGGCGTGTGAATCCTTTCGGTAAATCCGTCTTCCAGTGGATAGTGATACTGCTGCATCTTAATCTTCTCCATGCAATAACTGTATATTTATACAGTATCAAATAATTTGTTTGCTATCCAGCACGTTTTGCAAATTACCCGAAAGGTAATATCTATTCGTATTTACAGTCTTTCTATCCATATGTGGTTTTTTGGGTAATAGAATAACCAGATATGCGGCGCAACGGGTGCTGCGACTATCTGGAGATTTAACATGACGGTCTCAACCGAAGTTGACCACAACGAATACACAGGTAACGGCGTTACGACATCATTTCCGTATACCTTCCGTATTTTCAAAAAATCCGACCTGGTTGTTCAGGTGTCTGACCTGAACGGGAACGTAACAGAATTGGTTCTGGATACCGGTTATACGGTAACTGGCGCTGGTGGATACACTGGAGGAAATGTTGTTTTGTCTGCTCCTCTTGCTAATGGTTATCAGATTTCGATATCCAGAGAGTTGCCAGTTACCCAGGAAACAGATCTCAGAAATCAGGGTAAGTTCTTCGCAGAAGTACATGAAGATGCTTTTGATAAACTGACGATGCTAATTCAGCAGGCTTTTAGTGATAACAGATTGGCACTAAAAAGACCAAGCAGCATTGCCAGTTTCTATGATGCGCTGGGATTCTATATAAGAAACCTCCGTGATCCGTCTATGCCACAAGATGCAGCTACAAAAAAATATATTGATGATCTTTATCGTGATTTGAGTAACCTATTGGCAACTATCATTGATACATTGAAGAATGGACTGTATGGCTATAACACGAAGAGGTCTTTTGAGCTGGGTAATACCATCAACTATCCTAACGACGTTCTTCTCCAGGAAAGCTCAGGCGAATGGTTCAGGTGGGATGGAACACTACCAAAAGTAGTCCCCACCGACTCTACACCTGAGAGCACAGGGGGGATAGGAAGTGGTAAGTGGCTTAGTGTTGGCGATGCCAGCTTAAGGTCTGATCTTGCGTCCAGTAACGGGGCGTCATTTATTGGCGATAAGTACTTCGGAACGCTTGAGAATTACCTCGACAATAATGTTGTAAAACTGACTTTCTCTACAGTAGCAGATCTAAGGTCTGGCGTGTTATCTAATGCCCACCATGTTGTTTTTGACTCATCGTACAATGGAATGATGGTTGAATGGTCTGGTTATTACTCAAAGAATGATGGAGGTGGAAATATTGGAGTAATCCGCAGTGGATCCGCTACTGATGATGGAGGGCATATATTTTCTATTGCAGGTGGCATGTATGTAGAGTCCTTATATCCGACAAGGGCGAGGCAGTGGGGTATTAAGTATGATGGGGTAACAGATTCTTTCACTCAATATAATGCTGCCCGTAGTTATCTTTCAGAAATTGGAGAAACATTATACTTTGACGGGGCTGGTACCGTTTTTTTTTCTGGCGGTCGGCCTGATTTATCAGGATTGAAAATTCATGCTGATGATGGTATAACATTTAATATTGATGAAAATCCAAATACAAAAGATTTGTTATTATTAACAAATTTAAGAATTAAAAATCCTGTAAGTGGAACAACTTTAGTTAAACCTGCAAATACATTCGTTGACTTGAAGGAGTTGTATAATGTTGCTCCTGGTTTAGTTAACATGTCACTAAATGAGTTATCTTCTGTTGTGGATCTGACGAGCTGGAATCAGAAAGTCTATAATGTTTCAACAGGAGACATTAGCATCTCAGGAACAGGAATTGTAACATCAAGCACTGTGACGTGGTCATCTGATTTCTCAGCGAACCCACAGGTTCTATACCCAACATCACTTGAGAATGGTTCTCTTTATGAGATCAATGTGTTTACAAGTGGAATGTCTGAATCATGTGGTGTATTTATAAAAACCTCAAACGAGGTTATATTAGCATATGTAACAGTGTCAAGTGCAACCTTAATGGTTAAAGGATTTAATTTTTATGGAACTCAAACAATAAATGAGTCCTACACCCTCCCTAACGGTGGTGCGTATGGATGGGTTAGTAATCAGCAGGTTAATCTTGGATTTGTTGTTAATGATTCAGTAATGACATTTATTATTAACGGCTTGCCAGTTTATAGATTCAATGGAGCCGTAGCTAACGCAGGATTCATTTTGTTGGGTAGTGGCGATGCCAAAGGTGTTATTTTTTTGGATTGTCTTAAAACGTCAAACTATAAAGTGAGAGTTAAGCGTCCGTTGAATATTGGGGTAATAGGAGACTCAATTAGCTATGGCGCATGGTGCAGCAACGATATAACAAAACTATTACCATCTTTTATACAGAACTCAGACAACGTAGGTAAGGTATCAATTACAAATTATGCTGTAAGTGGTACCAGTTCATCCTATTGGTCTTCCGGTGAAGGCTCAACAACAGATTACTCACCTCATGATGTTGTACTTTGTATGATAGGAACTAACGACCAGCAAGGTGGTACCGCTGTAGCTCAGTATGTAACAAACGTTCAGACTATAGCAAATAAAATAGTTGCCGCAGGTGCTATCCCTGTTTTTGGCATTTTCCCAATTTTTACTACTAAGGAGCATAGTGGTATTCACGGTGTAACTACTGCTAACTATGCCGCGCATGCAAAATATACTCATGCGCTGAAAAAGTTCTGCATACAAAATGGCTATGAATTTGCTGATATGCGCAGAAACTTTGGAGCAAACATAGGATGGTATGGTGACAACATCCATCCTACAGTTGAGGGGCAAATCAGTATCATGGCTTCATGGACAGAGGCGTTAACGAGAATGCTAAAAAACAAAAAAGGATATTTGCAATAATTATAAATTACCTGATGGGTAACTTTGATAAGAGCATTCTTAACTAATTTTAACCATATATGGTTTATTGTGTATGATGGACTCACCAACTAAGGGGGTTCTTCATGCACAGTAAACGGTGGTCATTATGTCAGCCGGGCTAACCAGTGAGTCTTTAAATCAGTGGCTTAGCATGGGGTCGCTTGCTGCGGTAATCGCAGGAGTTCCGCCAGAGGTGGCGCTAGGTGCTCTGGCTGGTGCGGTAATTTTTGTTACCTCAGCAGTTGAGTATCCGATACGGCGCCGGGTTCTCTTGTCGATGCTCAGTTTCCTCTGTGGCCTTCTCTTCTACAAACCCACAGCAACATTCCTCATCGGCTTTGCATCCTCTTTCCCTGGCATCACCACAGATATGTTTGAGAAAGGGGTTGCGTACTCCGCTGGCGCTTTCGTGTCAGCAATAGTCGCAGTCCGTATTGGCATCTGGCTCTATCACCGTTCCGATAATCCACGCGAGTTAATCCCGGGGAGAAAAGACGATGACAACTCATGAGTTGCTTTTGCTTATTGCCAATGCGGTTATCTGTTCAGGTATAGCAATCCGCGTCGGCACATTCAGGCGTAATGGGTCTCAACATCGCAGATGGGGAGGGTGGATCGCTTACTTTCTCATTGTTGCCGCCGCCAGCATTCCTGTCCGCGCTGCATACGCAATCTGGTATCACACACCAATGTCCGCCGATTTATCGGAGGTCATCATCAATGCTGTCATGCTTGCCGCCGTTCTGAAGACGCGCGGTAACGTCGTGCAGATATTCAAAATATCGAGGTCTCAACATGGACATTAACCAGTTCCGGCGCGCTGCCGGTATAACTGAGCAACTGGCTGTGCGCTGGTATCCGCATATCACCGCAGCGATGAAAGAGTTCGGCATTATTGATCCACAGCATCAGGCAATGTTCATTGCCCAGGCAGGGCATGAAAGCACCGGATTCACCAGGCTGATTGAGAATTTCAACTACAGCATTGCCGGTCTGGCTGGCTTTATCCGCGCCGGGCGCATTACTCCTGACCAGGCCAGCGCGCTTGGCAGGAAGACCTATGAGAAGGCATTGCCACTGGAGCGCCAGCGCGCAATCGCCAACCTGGTGTACAGCAAGCGCTACGGTAACAACGCTCCGGGTGATGGATGGAAATACCGGGCGCGTGGCCTTATCGGGATAACATTCCTGGATAACTATCGTGACTGCGGTAACGGCCTGAAGGTTGATCTGGTTTCTCAGCCTGAGCTGCTGGCGCAGGACGAATACGCGGCCCGCAGCGCTGCATGGTTCTTCGCCACCAAAGGCTGCATGAAGTACACCGGCGACCTGGTGCGCGTCACGCAGATCATCAATGGCGGTCAGAACGGCATCGACGACCGGCGCGCGCGGTACATCACTGCCAGCAAGGTGCTTTTATGATCTCGGTATTATTAAAAACATACTGGAAACAGTTGCTTATTGTCGTGATGCTTGCTGCGCTGGTGGTCAGTGGCGTTGTTGCCTGGAATATACACGGCAACCGTCAGTACGACGCCGGGTATGCACAGGCAAAGGCAGATCGAAAAGCCGAAGATGAGAAAGCGCGTCTGCATGACGAACAGGAGAAAGCGACAAATGAACGTGAAGCACAGCGTGCTATCGACCAGGCGCGCAATGATGCTCTTGATGCTGCCGCTCGCGCTGGCAGGTTGCAGCAACAGCTCGTTGCCATCCGTGAGCAGCTCAGGCAGTATAACGCCACTGTCGGCTCTGGGGCGTCAGCCGCAGACACCGGAGTTTTGCTTGCCGACGTGCTCAGCAAATCTCTCGAGCGAAACCGACAACTGGCAGAGTACGCTGATCGGGCCGCCGAAGCCGGACGAGTCTGTGAAAAGCAGTACGATTCGCTGACCAGGTGACATGGCATTTTTCATGGTACTGATTTCCGGTGACGGTATATAAAACGGTACGGTGAAAATCAGTTATGGGAAAGTTGTTATCACTCAATTGGTTATGTGTATCGCAAATAATCGAGTGGGAATGATT